CCGGAGAAGTCGCACTGCACCCGATCATGCTCTGACGGGATGAGCTGCGGCGCGTCCGGGTGTGAATGGATGACCATCAGAATTTCGCCCTGCGCTTCAGCTGCCCGCTTATCCTCCGGCGACAGCGTGAAATGCTCTGTCGGCGCGTCAGCGATATTCCTGCAGGGGATGTAATTCTGGGTCCGGCCTGACTGGATGACTAGCCCGCATGCCTCTTTCGGGTATTCAGCGGCAACATGCTCGCGTATCGCTTCAAGAATCTTTTTGCGCATCGTTATTTACCCTGAAGGTTTGCAGCCGGGAACCCGCCGAACGGCAGCGGCTGATCGTTACCAAAGCGTGCTTTGCAGTCAGCCATACGTCCGCCGCAGACATCTTTTGACGGGTCATTAGTAGCCGTGCCGTCTTTGGTGAAATACCTGTTGCCTGCGTAATCGCAGCCTGTACCGGTGCGGTACCAGCCACGCATGCACCAGGTGCAGACAGGCGTAATCTGCCGCGATGGAAGCTGCAGGCTCTGAATGTCGAAAGGAGAGCAAAGCTCAAAATCCACCTGGGCACGCGTCTCGGAGGTTTTCGCATTCACGTAAAACAGCTGAACTCGCTCTTCCTGCGGGTTGGCGCTGGGATTGCCTGCGGTCCAGTTTGCCGCATCAAGATATTTTGCCAGGGTGGTGTGGATGCGCACCTTCGCCTTCACCATGTCGTCAAACTGCAGACACAGTGCGGTGACATAGTTGCCGACGTTGCCAACAGAAAGCTTTGGCGTCGGCTGTGAGCCGGTGCTGCTCATCTCCATACCGGTCAGTTCATATGGGTGCGGATCGTACTCATTGCCCTGCCAGATGATGGACGGCAGGTTTTCTGCTGCATATGACTGCCAGCCTTCGTTCGGAAGGTTGTACGCATGAAAGCGCAGCACGGTATCAAGCCCAAAAGCAGTGCCGTCAATCTCAATCAGCTGGACCAGACTCCCCGGCTCCAGCGCCTGAACGTCCTGGTTAAAACTCATTTTTCACCCAATAAAAAAGGGCGCATCAGCGCCCTGTTGTTATCGTGACCTGTCACGGTGCGAAAGCCTGCTCGAAGGTAAAACTGATTTCCACGAAATTTCCGTTGATGAAGGCGGGCCGGATTGAATCAGACTTTACGCGGTAGAGCTTTTTCTCTCCCCACGGATTGACCCACCAGCAGGAGGTGGTGACGTGTGCTTTGAGAAAAGCCCTTACGATCGCCATCTCAGCTTTGCTGCCGCTGCAGGTTACCGGCCAGGACTCGCGCTGATCGTTAATCCCGACACCGGCCACCTGCTTGTAGCCATCACCGAACTGGGCCTGAAGGGTTGCAACGTTAACCTCCTCCGTCGCCCCCGTTCTGACGCACCATCCAAAAGTATCAATAGCCATTTTTCACCATCAGTTTTACCCGCCCCGGTAAAGTATGCCGCCTGGAAGTATCTCTTTTTTAAGGCGGTCAGAAAGTACAGTCTGAATCATGCTCTGCAACTGTCGGGCAGTATTGGCAGTGTTGGCGCTGCTGGTTTCACCGGCCCCGCCACCCTCAACCGTAACAGGTGCGCTGACAGAAATAGACGTACCACCGCCGCCACCGCCGCTGCCTATCGCACGCACACCGAGTGAGCCATCTGCTGCACGCGTCAGCGGCATTATTGCTTCAGGGCCTGCCTCGCCCATCAGACCGGCACCCTTAGCGAAGGCAAACAGCGTCGGAGAGCTGACGACCGATCCGCTGTACTGGCTCAGGTCATGGGACTCATACACGCCCCCTTTAGCGTTAAGCGTCAGGTTATTGTAAGAGCCGCTGCTGAATGAGTTATTCGCTGTGCCTCCGCCAGCCGATGCCGCGCCAACAGCAGCGCCACCGACAGAACTGACAATGCCACTCACCAGATTAACCGCAGCCATCTGCAGAGCGACCTTAGCGATCATGCTGAGCACTGATGCAGTCCAGTCCTTCCAACTGGCTTTGTTACCCATCAGCATGGATGAAACATTATCCAGAGCGCTATCCATGGAGCTGCTGACGACGCTTGCCGCTGATGCCGAATAGTTTGATGACGTATCCAGCCAGTTCGCCAGACCGTCACTCACGCCGCCCATCCAGTCAGACTGCATGGCATCCATGCTTTTGTAATAGTCTTCCTGAATTTTCAGGCGGTCGCTCATGGCGCTGCTGATAGCGCTGGTTTCACGCTCGTAGAGCGATTTAGTAATGTCACCAGACTGATACTGCGTCTGCAGTTCACGCTGCTGATCGAGATATTCGCGCTCAATGCTCAGCCGTTCCTTCATGCGCTGGCGCTCTTTGTCACCATGGCCTGCACCCTGAACGTCAATATTCAGCGATGATTTTGCGTTGCTGTTTTGAGCCTGAAGGTTTGCAACGAATGCCGCTATTTTGGCATTTTCCTCATTCGCCTTTTTAACCGCATTCAGCCGGTCAACTTCCTGCGCAAGAAATTCCAGGCGCTTCTGTTGTGTGGCGTTAAGCCCCTGCAGTTTGCCGTCAGCAATATCAAACTGAAGTTTCTGCTGTTCGGTCACTACAGCCGTCTTTTTACCGGTTGTGTCAATCAGCTCAATCTGGCGCATGTAACTGCGCTCTGCCGCTTTGAATGCTGACTCCAGTTTTGCACCGGCTGTATCCTTCGGTGGCTTCCCGTTCGTCTGGCCCGGTGCCAGTCCGAAGTCCAGCAGCGAAGAAGCACTGGATGGCGTAACATCGGGGGATATCCTGATATCTTTCGGCTGCTTATTCAGCACTGACAGGCGTCCGGTCAGCGTGGCAATTTCGTCTGATACCGCCTTGACGCTGTCGTCTTTACCCATGATCCAGCCGAGGAAGGTCTGACTGCCGTCATACATTCCGTTGCCGCGATCCTTTGCATTGCTGTTAAGGTAATCAATACGTGCCTGAATCTGATCCGGGTTATTCATATCAACCCGGTTACCCAGCGCCGCCATACGGTTGGATGATGATGTGGCAAGTTTTCCTGCACCAGCTGCTGCTTTAATCAGCCATCCGGCAAGCTGCGCTACCTGACTGACAAGGTCGGCAATGCCCTGCAGTACTTTCGGATCAGTCAATACATCGTGAATCTCTGAGAGGGAGTTATTCAGCGGACTCAGGTCAACGTGCGCCAGTCCGGCTGCGATCTCCATCTTCAGCCCCTTCACCTGAGCTTCCATATCCTGAAACAGGGTGTTGACCTTAATCAGGTCATCAATAGATTGCGGGTCAGGTGCTACGCCATAATCTTTCGCCAGCTGAATGAACTGATTCAGCTTTGCATTGTTGTTGTCGAATAGCGGAAGAAGCTTTGAAAGGTCATTACCCAGGCTTTCAAGGATGGTGACCTTTCCTGCGTTGGTGCTGATTTTGCCCAGCGCCTCACCAATCGCCAGCAGCTGTTTGTCCGGTGAGACCTTCGACAGCTTATCGGCAGACAGGCCAAGAGAGTTCAGTGCATCTACTGCTTCGCCTGACTTGTTCAGGACCGCATCACCGATTTTATCGCTGAGGTCTTTGAAGATGTCGGCCATGTTGTCACCAGCAACACCGGCTTTCTCTGCCGCGAACTGCCACGCAAGCAGCTCCTGCGTGGACATCTTCAGCGACTTCGCCCACTGGTCTGTGGCATTAACCTGTTCGGACGTTGATTTAAGTAAAGCGAAACCGGCTGTGCCTGCCGCGAGCGCTGCCGCCTGAACCGCGCCGCCTACTGAGAGCAGTGCGGCTGAACTGGCAGCGGCGTCCTTCTGGACCTGCTTAGCCCACTTTTCAGAGGCACGCTCGGCTTTGTCCATGCCTGAAACGAAGCCGCCCACTTTTGCGATCAGGTCAATCGTCAGCGTGCCAAGTGATTTTGAAGCCATAAACTCTCCGTCTGGCGGCCGTTATCCCCAGCTGGTCATGGCTTCATTAAGTGAAATCGGCTCATCAGCAGCAGTGACTTTATTGAAGTGCAGCGTGAAGTCTGTCGGGCTGAACGGCGGCGTTTTCGCATCACGGTTCACGTTAGCAATGATGCTTGCCACCACCCCTGCGCCCCACTCGGTGCGCATCATGGGGTTCAGGCTTCCGTAGCGTTCCCGGTATTTTGCCCAGAGTTGCGACTCTTTGAAGGTGATCGTCTCACGCGCTTCTGCAATGGTGCGTCCACCGATGCCGTTGAGGACGAGCTCGCACCAGAATTCGTCTTCGGCGCTGAGCTCGAAGTCTTTCCCAGATCGTTAACTTCCTGAATGGCAACCAGCAGTGCAATGGTGAGCGCACCATCAAGAGAGCCGCGATCCGGGTCAGCCTCGCCGGTAATGTCAGCCGGGGTGAAAACGGGCTTGCCGAACTCATCACAGATTGATGCTGCGATGCGGCCTGCCACACCATCCACTTTGCCGCCCATTGCCAGTACATCAGACGTGGCGGTGTGATAGCCCATCGGGCGCACATATACGGTCGCGGTAAAGTCTTTTTCGCCCTGTTTCCAGCTGATTTCTTTTTCGACCGGACGCCCGGTAAA